TTGTATATTACTCATAGTTGTTATAATATCATTTTCAGATAACTGTTAGCATTTCGTCTAGTCTTATCAAAGGTTATTTTATAGACTCCTAGTTGTCTTGTTAAATTAAATATAAGTAGTGTGGACTTGAACCACAATTAATAATATATTAACCTCGCCCATAAAAGAGCTACTTAATATTTAATTATAATGAGAATCTAAGTAGTGTTAAATCTTGCTTAGTTTTTATTATCCTGCAATTGGATGAGAGTTTAAAAAAATAAAGCTATTTTCTGTTACCGAGTATAGCTACTCTGATTAATTCTTTCCACTTTTATTGTTTTTTAGTTATTAAATAAACATTGTGTTGTGTAATTGTTGTTTAACGATAATTGTTTAAAGTGTGGGTTTTTTGTTTATCACACCAACACACCTACTTATAAACACATAAATATCTAAATACAACAAAACATACTCAAACACTTTAAATTATTAGTTATAGAAATCTAAACTCATTTAAAGTATTTTAAAAAATAATTACAAAAACACAAACAATAGCTGCTTAAAGTTTGTTCAAAGTGTATATCTTTTTTTATTCAGTTTGTAAAACTGTGTTTTATTTAAAAGGTTTACACGCAACAACGCAACAACGCCAAACTATGCTCTAATCTCACTAGAGCATTTCCTCTACTTAACTACTAGATCTTAAAAAGAAAGCCCCGAAGGGCTATCTCTTTAGAACAAGTCTGCAACTGACACATTGTTTGTGCCAGTACTAAGCCGACTAACTTCACCAAGATTTTCATCTTGATACGTAGCAACCCATGCAGACTTTGCAAAGTCTTTTGGACTTGTGTTTGCAGGCCATACTTGGCCCGCGTTTCTTGACAACATCAACGGAGTTTTATCTCCGTTATCATCAAGCAAAATTATCATCGGGTACTTATTCTCTTTAGACAAGAAAACCGATGATATACTTGCAATGTTTTTAGACTCTGCAAAGTCTTTTAAGGAAACCAATTCCATAATAAAATAAGTTTAAAGTTAGACGGTAATACTACCAATGTTTTGTAAAGGTGGGGGTGAATGTTTTTATATAACCCATATCTAAATACATAAAAATTTTAAAAAAAAATTATAAAAAATTTTTATAAAATATTAATATTATAAAACATTATAGATTATACCAATGTTATAGTAGAAAATTAGGAAAATGAATTATAATGAAGAATTAGTTACTTATTGTAATAACTGTAACTCTTTATATATTACTGTAGAAAATTCACATGATTTTTGTAATGTATGTGGTACTGTTAATGACACATCACAAGTAAGTATTGAGGAATGGTTAAAAGTTAAAAATGAAAAAACTGATACTAAGAAAAAAAGAACATTGTGATAGTATTTATAATATGTTTGATGTCTACGTTAATAAGTGTAAAGATATTGAGAATTTACAAAGAGTTACAGATAAACGAAAAACAGGAAACAAGTATGAAATCACAACAAGATTTGATTACGAAAAACTAGAAATTGAATATTGTATTTACAATAATTTGAATAATGACAGAAAGTAAAGAAAAAAGAGTGCCAAAAGGGAAGATTAAATTTAAATTAGAATTAACTAAAGAACAGAAGGAAAGTAAAGCAGAAATATTAAGACATACTATTTCTATATTGACAGGAGTTGCAGGAACATCTAAAACATTTTTAGCATGTCAAACTGCTTTAGATTTACATTTTTCAAATAGGAATCAATATGAAAGGATTACTATAATGAGACCTATGGTTGGTACTGAAGATAATAAAATGGGTGCTTTACCAGGAACTCTTGAAGAAAAAGTAGAACCTTGGATGATTCCAATTAAAGAGAATATGTATCAGCTTTATGATAAGACTAAAATTGATACTATGTTTAAGGAAGGTATTATTAGAACTCTTCCTTTACAATATTGTCAAGGTTTAACTTTTACAGATGAGGTTGTTATTATTGATGAAAGCCAAAATGCAACAGCTGAACAATTTGAAATGATTCTTACTAGATTAGGTAAAAGAAGTAAAATGATATTTACTGGTGACCCTAATCAAATACAATTAAAACAAAAATCTAAATCTGGATTACAACGTTTGATTGATATTGTACCTTTAACTGAAAATCTTACTAATATTGTATTAACTGAAAATTACAGGAATCCAATTATTAGAGAGATTATAAAACTTTATAATAAGTAAATATGAATATAACACAAGAGCAAGAAGATATAGATAAGTTCAATACAGAGTATGTTGATGATAACGATGATGATGTAACTGGTTAATATGGCTAATCGAAATAGAACTGCTGGAAATAATTATGAGAGGTTAATTGTTAATGATTTAAAAGATATTGGATATGATGTGGTTACAGCTAGAAGTGAATCACGTAATGCAGATAATGCAGGTATTGATATATTAGGTAACTTTCCTTTTTACATTCAATGTAAAGTATATCAAAATTATCCTAAGTTAAATGAGTTGATTAATAATAATAGACCAGAAAGATTTCAAGATAAGTCTATTGTTGTTTTTCATAAAAAAGTTAAAAAAGCAAAAACAAGGTTTATAACAGAGGATGAATTTGTATCATTAAAAAAAGAGGATTTTTATGAGTTAATTAAGAAAGCATATGGAAAATAAAAGTAGAAAAATAGTTAGTATCGAAACATCACTTAAAAATTTTTTTAAGTATTTTTTGATATTTACTAAAGCATTAAATAAATTGAGACCTAAAGAGATTGATTTATTAACAGAGATATTATATAAGAATCATTTAGAGTTAAATAATTTTAAATACGATTCAGATAGATGGAATAAGGTTTTTAGTTTAGATAGTAAGAATGAATATAAGAAAAATTTAGAAATAGAAGATTACACTCTTCAAAATTTACTTTCTTCATTACGTAAGAAAAAAGTTATTAAAAATAATGAGGTAATGGATTATTATTTACCTAAGATAAGTAATAATAACTTTCAACTAATTTATAATTTTAATATTAAGAAGTAAATTGTGGATGGGAGTAGAAATGAAAAAAATAGATGGTCTTATAAAGATAATTAGTGTTGAACAGAATATACCATACAAAGTTGCTTACACTATGGTATATGATTTATTTAAACAATTAAGAGAGGAAGCAACAAAAGGTAAAAATGTAAGAATAATTAAATTAGGTTTATTTTATGATAGTAGAGATAAATAGTAAATATGAAATAGGAAAAAAAGTAGGTCATTCTACTATAGTTAATTTTGGTGTAGGTGTTATTGTTGGTATTTTAATTACTAATAGTGACGCAACTAAAGTTTTGTATAGTGTAGTATTTGAAACTGGTGAAAGTAATTTCTTTCATGAGGTAGAGTTAATATCAGAAGAAGAACTTAATAATCGTATAATTAAATTAGAAGATGAGTAAAAAGGAAGCAACAACAGCAACAACATCAAAGCGTAGTAAATTAGGTGGTTATCCATTAGGTAAGACTTTAATTATTAGTTTAAATAAAAGAGTTAAAAAGTCTAAGAGTGGATTGATATTAGAAGCAAGTTCTATATCACAAGGGTTGGATAAAGATGGAGTTTTAATGGAAGACCAAATTATTTTAGCATTAGGTAGAGATATTACTGATGAAGTTAAAGTGGGAGATAAAGTTAGAGTTAACTTTGATAGGTATGTTAAAAAGAAGTCACAAGGAGAAATGCAGCGTTACGAAGAAGTACTAGAGTTAAATACTATTGATTTAGATGGACAAACTTTTGGTGTAATTTCTATTGCTGATATAATGTGGGTGTTTGACTAAACACTTATATTTCCTCTTAGCTCAATAGGTAGAGCAACTGGCTGTTAACCAGTAGGTTTTAGGTTCGAGTCCTAAAGAGGGAGCTAAAATTTAAATATAAATGAATTTATTTGAATATGATAAGAAGTTAATTATACATCCTGAAGCATATCTTTTAATACCTTTTAGAGATATATTAAAAGCAGATAAAACAAAAAATAAAGATAAGGCTATGAAAGAATTAGCATATGTTTATTATTTTTGTGATTATAATTCTGATTTTTCTAATGTGTTAGATGAAGCAGATAGGATAGTAGAAATTAAAGCTGCATTAGAATTGTCTGACCAATGGCAACCTTCTGATTTAGTATTAAAGGCTATTAAGTTTTATAGAAATAGACAAAGAACACCTTCTATGCATTTATTAGAAACAGCTTTAAATTTTACAGAAAAAATAAAAAACTTTTATGATGATATAGATTTATACGAAAAAGATAAATCAGGTAAGTATATACATAATATTGTACAGTTACAAAAAAGTATGTCTGAATTACCTTCACAAGTTGATACAATTAAAAAATTAAAAGAAGTCGTTGAAAAAGAAATAGGTGAAGCTTCCTCAGTTAGGGGTGGAAAAGAAGTAGGAATTTATGAAGACCCTGAATAAAATACAAACTCCTCTCACAGAAGAATTATTAGATAGTTTAGATTCCTATGTTAAAAGAGAATTACTGGATGCTATAGATAGGATAGAGTTTGTTCAAAATCTTGTTAACCCTAATAGGTTATATACTAAAGATTTGAAGAGATGGGATAATCCTTATTTATCTACACGTAAAGAAACAGAAGATGGGAGAATAGCAGTAAGTATTGAAAATCCTCATATATTAGAAGATATGGATTATTTTAGACAAGCTGCTATTTATTTTAAAGAAAACGGTAGATATACACAACACTATAAATCTAAGCATCCAAATTCTCTTTATAGAAAGTTTTGGGATGAAGAGTCTCGAAGATGTAAAGATGGTTATGTTAGACAATCAGATGGTGAATGGATAACTGGTTATAATTATTATTATTGGAATTATTCTCCTATAATGGTAGCTATAGCTAAAGATAATGGTGATGATATACCTGATGATATTAATAATTTTGAAGGTAAAGCAGCAGAGCGTGTAGAGTCGTTTCCTTTTGTTTGGGATATGGATTATTACTATTATCATTATTTAGAACAAGCAGAAGCTAATGGTAAATATGGAGCTGTTTTAAAAACAAGGGGTCGTGGTTATTCTTATAAAGGTGGTTCACTTTTAGGTAGAAATTATAACTTTTTTGCAGGTAGTAAATCATGGGCTTTTGCATCAGATTCTGGTGACTTAACTGAAGATGGTTTATTAACTAAAGCGTGGGATAACTTAGATTTTATTAATTCTAAAACTGCTTGGGGTAAAAAACGTCAAGAAAAAAATACTACCATGCATAAGAAAGCTTCATATTTAGATATGAATACTGATTCTTATAAAGGTTATAAATCTGAAATACTTGGTTTAACTACTCAAAATAAACCAGAGAAAGCAAGGGGTAAAAGAGGTAAAGCTATATTATTAGAAGAAGCTGGTAGATATTTAGACTTATTGAGAGTTTGGAGTATTGCTAGACCTTCTATGGAACAAGGTAAACTTGTATTTGGATTAATGATTGCTTTTGGTACTGGTGGAACAGTTGGTGCAGCTTTTGAAGGTTTAGAAAAATTGTTTTATGAAAGCTCTGGTTTTAGAGTTCATTCATTACGTAATGTATTTGATAAAACAAAAGGTCAGGGTAGATGTGCTTTTTATTGTGGTGAATATATGAATCGTGAGGGTTGTTATGATAAGAATGGTAATTCAGATGTAATAAAAGCACTTATTGAAATATTTTATGCTAGATTAGAAGTAATTAAATCCACTACACAACCATCTGTTGTAACTCAAGAAAAAGCAGATAGGTCTATTACACCACAAGAAGCAGTAATGCGTGTTGAAGGTAATATGTTTCCTATTGCTGATTTAAAAGATTATTTATCTGAAATAGAACCATCTTTAGATAAGTTTGTAGCACCTCATTATAATGGTAGGTTAGCTATGTAATCTGATAAAGTCGAGTTTGTTTTAGAAGATAAAATACCACTTAGAAATTATAATATATCATCTAAAAAAGATAGGAAGGGGTGTATTGAAATATTTAAAAAACCAGTAGAACAAAATAATGATAAACCAGCTCAAAATAGATATATAATTGGTGTTGACCCTTATGATGATGATACTGGTACTTCATTAGGTTCTTGTTTTATATTTGATTTGTGGACAGATGAAATAGTAGCTGAATATACAGGTAGACCTGATTTTGCAAATGATTTTTATGAAATTGTTAGGAGGTTAGGTTTATATTATAATGCTATTATTAATTATGAAAATAAGAATAAAGGTTTATTTGCTTACTTTGATAGACACCATTGTTTACATCTATTAGCTAATAATCCTACGTTTTTAAAAGGTGTTGATGGTGCAACTAAAAGAGAAAACTATGGTAATAAGGCAAAAGGTACTGTACCAACTCAAGGTAATAATAAATTAGGTAGAAGTTTACAAAGAGATTGGATGTTGAGTAAATCTGGTGTAAAAGAAGATTCTAATAATTTAAGACAAATAAGAAGTATTGGTTATATTAAAGAAGCAATTGCATGGAATGAAGATGGTAACTTTGATAGAGTTTCTGCTATGGGTATGGTAATGATTCAAAGAGAAGAAATGTTAAAATATAAAGAACATTATCAAAATGAAGATAGCTATGTAGACTTAGCTAATGATGAGTTTTTTAATAAAAATTAGTTATAAGATTTTTTTTAAAAATTATTAAAATTAGAATTTCGTAAACTTATGTACAATATTAATTGATATAGTACTGTAAACTATAAATATTTATGAATAGCTCTTTTGCTAATTTTCCAGCGCAAAAAATTCCTAAAAGTAAAAAAACCAAAACGTGGTACAGAAACGCAATTGAATCTGTAGTTGGTGCTGGTTTTTTTTATGATGAAGGTGTTAGAAGTTCGTATGCGGAAAAAATAATAAACACAAATTTATATAATGGTATAGTAGATATCGAAGATATGGAGAGGACAATTAATCCTTCTTCTATTGATGATGATACAACTATGCCTGATAGAATACAACATTATCCAATTGTTAATCCTAGAATAGAAGTTTTAATAGGTGAAGAATCTAAACGTAGATTTGATTGGAGAGCTGTTGTAACTAATAACGATGCTATTTCTGAAAAAGAAGAAGAACTTAATGCTTTAATTAAAGAAGAGATATTAAGAATTATTTCTAAAAATAGAAGTAAAGAAGAGATAGACGAAGAAATAAAAAAATTAGATAAGAAAGTTAGTTCTTTTCAAGATAAAAGAGAAAAGCTTTCTAATAGATTATTGAAACATCATTTTACAGAACAACGTTTCGATAGGTTATTTAATAACTGTTTTAAGGATGTTTTAATTAATGCTGAAGAATATGTCGAATGTAATATTGTTGGTAATAAACCAGTGTTAACTAAGATAGACCCAAAGAAAATATTTTGGGTTAGGAGTGGTTTTTCTAATAAAGTTCAAGATGCTGACTTAATTATTCTGGATGATTTTTGGAGTCCTGGTAGAATTATTGACCATTATTATAATGATTTAAATAATAATGATTTACAAAAACTTGATAGAGGTTTTGGTTCATCTGATGATGGTGACCCTTTTGTAAATAAGGGTTATAGAGATAGATTAAGTGTAAATGCTAATTTTTTAGATAACTCTGATTCAGATATTGAAAAAGTAAATAATGTAATAGGTGTTGCACAACAACATGGTTATAGTTTAACTAATGATTATGATGTTACAGGTAATGTTAGAGTATTACGTGTTTATTGGAGAGGTTGGAAAAAAGTTAAATATGTAACTTATTTTGATAAGTTTGGTGACGAACAAAAAGATATTTTTCCAGAAGATTATATAGTTAAAAAAGACGAAGGTGAAACATATAAAACTATATGGGTTAACGAATGGTATCAAGCTACTAAAATAGGTAGTGATATATATGTTGATTGTAAACCTAAAGAAATACAATTTAGAAGTATTGAAAATCCTGCATATGCTCATCCTGGAATTGTAGGTAAAACATATTCGTTTAACTCTTCGAGAGCTGTTTCATTAATGGGTAAAGTTAAAAATTACCTTTATTTATATGATGTGGTTCATCACAGGTTAAATGAGTTATTAGCAGCTAACCAAGGTAAAATATTAGAAGTAGATTTTGCTTCCATACCTAATGGTTGGGGAATTGAAAAGTGGTTTCATTATTTAAAGAAAATGAAAATCGCTGTTAAAGATAGTTTTAAAGAAGGACAAAAAGGTGCTTCTACAGGTAAACTCGCAGGTGGATTAAACAACGCATCTAAAGGTTATTTAGATTTAGACCAAGGACAAAATATTCAACAACATATTATGTTGCTTGAATTTATTAAAAGAGAAATGACTGAAGTTACAGGTGTTTCTGAACAACGTATGGGTCAAATATCTAATAGAGAAACTTTAGGTGGTGTTGAACGCTCTGTAACACAATCTTCTCATATTACTGAATGGTTTTTTGCTGAACACGAAGAATTTAAATTAGATGCTTTGGAAGCATTTTTAAATACTTGTGCGATTGCGTATAAGGATAATCCTAAAAAATTACAGTATATATTAGATACAGAATCTATAGCTACATTAAATGTAAACCCTGAATTACTTACTACAGTTGATTTAGGTATATTAATTACAGCATCTAGTAAAACTCAAGAAATTGAACAAAATATAAAACGTATGGCTGAAGCAGCATTAAATGCTGGTCAAGCAACGTTTAATGATATTATAAATCTTTACATGACTGATTCATTAAGTGAAATGAAAAACATTATTAATCGTTCAACAAGTGAAGCACAGTTAGAAGCTAGAAAACAATCTGATAAGCAAAATGAAGTAGCGATGGCTAAAATGCAAGCAGATAGTAAATTAGAGCAAGATAAACTAGCTTTAGATGAACGTAAAAATATTAGAGATAATGAAACAAAAATTTTAATTTCTAATTCTACTAGTCCAGAAGAAAAACTTCAAGATTTTTATAAGTTTAATAAAGAGCTTGATTATAAAAATAAAACACATTCTGAAACTCTAGAACAAAAGAAAAAAGAACATGAAGATAGAATGAAACTAGAAGATAAAAAATTAAAACAAGCTAGACAATCATCTAATAAATAAATAATATGACGGATGTTGATTTTATAAATAAAGAACAAAACTTAAAAAAGTTTATTGAGTATGCTGAAGAAAAGTATACACCTTTAAATTCTAAAATACCTATATCTATACCTCTTATTAAATTGATTGATAAGAGTATTAGTGATGTTTCAAATCTTGTAACTGGTGACGTTATTACAACTAAAACTGATGTGATAACTGTTAACGAAAACGGTTTTTTAACATACGCTGGTTTTGCTGGAAAAAGTATAACTACAATAAAGCAATATTTCAGAGGTGATTTTGATGGTGATAATATTATAGGTAGGTCTGCAACAACATTACAAAGTGATGGTGTTTTAAATGTAGGTGAATATTTAGCAGGTAATGAAATATATATTATAGAATTAGGAAATACTTTTCTTGATTCAGACGCTAAAGAGTTTAGAGACGCTGCTAAAACATATTCTATAAATGCACAAAACTCTGCAACAGCAGCTAATATAAATGCAAGTAATGCACAAACCTCAGAAACTAATGCTGCTAGTTCAGCTACTTCAGCATTACAATCAAAAGTAAATGCTGAAGAAAGTGAAACTAATGCAAAAGCTAGTGAGACTAACTCAAAAGCTAGTGAAAATAATGCAGCAGCAAGTTCTATTGCTGCAAGTAATGCTGCAAGTAATGCATCAAATTCTGCAACTAGTGCTGTAAATAGTGCTAATAGTGCAAATGCTGCTGCAACAACTGCAACAGACGCAGTTAACTCAATAGGTGATGCTGAAGCTAATTCTGCTGCAAGTGCAAGTGCTGCTTTAGCTTCTGAAAACAATGCAGCAACAAGTGAAAACAATGCTGTTAGTTCAGCTAGTAATGCTTCTACGAGTGAAACCAACGCAGCAACGAGCGCTAGTAATGCAGACACAAGCGAAACCAATGCAGCTACGTCTGAAACCAATGCCGCGAATAGCGCAACGGCATCAGCGGCAAGTGCAGCGAGCATTACTAATGGTTTAAAAGCTTTTGGCGCAGCTAATAGCGGTTCTAACGCAGGCATATTTTACGGCAGTAATATCGCAAGCCCGTTAACTGGGC